GCCCGTGCACTTAGATCGATTAGGATTCACGTTTGCCCGATACTTTGGGAAGTACGTGAGCTCCATTGAGGAGAACCTTCGACTGGGTGCCGTGGTTCCTGGTCATGGTCCCGGTGCGACCGCAGACGGCTATCTCGGAAACGAGAAGTACGACTTGGTCGACTGGGATACTGGCCTTGATCGGGTGTTTCCTGTTGGCGATTTTGTAACGCCATTTAGGGCACCTGTGGACCATGTCACAATCCACGAACCCGGCATGGAGCCGTTACCAAAAGTGACGGCAGTGCCTAAGACCGCGACCAAGGCCCGAATTATCACTGTGGAGCCTGCCTACCGGCAGTTTGCTCAACAGGCGATCCTTAAGGAGTTTTCTCGTGTATTTCGAGGAACTCCGTTTGTTGATCTATCCGATCAGCAGACCAATAGACGTCTAGCCTGCATAGGCTCGGATGATGGATCGCTCGCCACACTCGATCTGAGTGAGGCGTCGGACCGTGTTCACGTGGATGTCGTCAGGGCGGTTTTCCGACGTTTCCCATTTATTATGGGGGCGTTGGAGGCCACTCGGTCGAAATCATCCCGACTTCCTGACGGCACAATTGTGTCGCTCAGTAAGTTTGCGTCGATGGGTTCAGCGGTTTGCTTTCCTGTTGAGAGCCTGGTCTTCGCGACTGTGGCACTCGATGCAATTGAGCGAGCCGTTGACAGCTGCTCCTGGGCCTATTTGTCAAAGGACGACTTGGCCCGCACGGTTCGGGTATTCGGTGACGATATCATCGTCCCTACCCGTTACGTTCATGATGTGATCCGCGCACTAAGCGCCATAGGCGCTAGAGTCAACGCCAGCAAGTCTTTCTGGACTGGTAAGTTCAGGGAGAGTTGCGGGGGTGACTACTTCTCTGGTGACGACGTAACTATCGCCAGACTCCGGAGGAGACTGCCACGATCACGACAGGATGCGAGTGAGCTCCTTTCTTTAATCGCCTTCCGAAACCACCTCTACGTGAGAGGATATTGGGGGACGGCGAAGAGAATAGATGATTGGATGCGTTTGTTGCGCATCCCTATGCCAATCGTCGAAGAGACTTCACCAGTCGTGGGTCGAAGATCCGTGTTTCAATACGCGGTCGAACGATTCCACGAAGACTACCAGTCCCCTTTAGTTAAGGGGCTGCGCGTCTCGAGTGCGTCGCCAAAGAGCTGTTGCTCAGAAGCGGGCGCTCTGCTGAAGTGCACACTTCCCGGACGGAATGAACCGTTCGCTGATGTAGAGCACTTAACGCGTTCTGGAAGACCTAGATCGGTACATCTCCGACTGGGCTGGGGGTCCCCCTTCTAGGGGCCCGGTGACTTTCACCAAGCAGAGGCTTCAATCACCTCACGGGAGGTGCATTGGCAGTGCACCTCCTGC